AAAACTTTACAAAAGTTAGTAGAGAATACTGGATTAGGAAGTGCAGAACCATACTTTATGGATCCAGAAGTAGGTGCAGCTCAAATGCCACCACTTCCTCCTAAACCACCAACTGAATTTGAAAAAGTTTCATTAGCCCAAGTACAAGGTGAAAACGAAAGAGCTATCTTAAGTGCTCAAGTTGAGACTAAGAAAATGGAAGCTCAAATGAGACAGAAATTGCTTGACTTTGAATTACAAATCAAAGAAATGGAATTAAAATATAATACTCAGATTAATGAGCTTGAAATGCGTAATAGAAGTATGATAGAACAGCAACAAGTTAGACAATCAGGGGATATATTTAAAGAGATAATGAAAGGTCAAAAACAATTCTTCAATGAAAAAGGATCTAAGCAAACAGATTTCGGAGGGGGTGAAAGCTCAGCAACTGCTGGACGAACCCCTGATGAAGGAAGCATTTGATTATTTAGCTGACAGATATAAGTCAGAAATTTTCAATACTTCTTACAGTGACCATGAACAAAGACAAGTTCTTTGGATGGCATATAACATGATCGATAAAGTAAAAGGTCATTTATTGTCTGTCATGGAAAATGGTAAACTAGCTTCTGCCGAGCTAGAACAATTAAATGGCTTAACCAGAAAATAGGAAGCCAATCTCGCCAATCTTAATCGAAGCGATAACTATAGGAGAAACATATGAATACAGATAAATCTGTACAAGGTGCTGCTGATAAAATTGCAGGAATACTGAACCCTGAAGAAGGACAATCAGAACCTACAACTAAAGTAGAGCCATCAGAACAAGCTCAACCTGAAGCTGTTGAAACTCAACAAGAAGCTCCAGTTGAAGCTGCTCAAGAAAGCAACCAAACCGAGATCGAGGAAGTTGCTACAGAAGCTACAAGTACTGAGAATCAAGAAACGAATGAGAATGAAACTGAATTACAAGAACAAGTTGAGGAACCTTCACTCCACCGAGTAAAAGTAAATGGTCAAGAGTTAGAGGTTAGCCTTGATGAACTTAAGTCAGGTTATTCAAGAGATTCGGATTACCGACAAAAGACACATTCTTTATCTTTGGAAAGAAAAAATCTTGAAGAAGAAAAAAGTGTTTTGCGTCAAACGTATGATACTAAGTTAAAAGAACTTGATGAGTTAATGCATTCAGCAAATAGTTTTATCGATCAAGGTTCTGAAGTTGATTTAAAAGCTATGTATGAGGAAGATCCTCAAGCAGCTGCTAAATTAGATTTCCAAATGAGACAACAAAGAGAACATCTTGCTAGTCTTAGACAGAAATCAGAAGCTGTTAAACAACAGCAATACAATCAATTTCTTAATGAACAAAAACAACTAGCTGAACAGGCAATACCTGAGCTATCTAATCCTCAGAAAGCATCAGATCTAAAAGTTAGAATGAGAAATACATTATCTGACTATGGATTTAATGATCAAGAGATTGGTAGTTTAGCTGATCATAGATTTCTTAAAGTTTTAAAAGATGCTATGGATTACAGAAACTTAAAAGCTGCAAAACCTATTGTTCAAAAGAAAGTAGTTAATGCACCTAAAGTTGTTAAGTCTGGAACAGCAAAAACTGAAAGTTCTAAAAGAAGTGTCATACAATCTAAACTTGGTAGAGTGAAAAAGTCTGGTAAAATCCAGGATGCTCAATCTGCCATACTTGAAATAATCTCAAACAAATAAGGATAAAATAACATGACACAAGCAACAAATACATTTGATACCTATGATGCAGTAGGTATTAGAGAAGACTTACAAGATGTTATTTACTCTATCTCTCCAACTGAAACTCCTTTCATGAGTGCAGCTGCTAGAGAGCAAGTAAAAAACACTTTCCATGAATGGCAAACTGATTCTTTGGCTGCAGCAGTAACCAACAATGCTGTAATCGAAGGTGATGAAGCTACATTAGATGCATCAACTGCAACTTCTAGAATTGGTAACTACACACAGATTATGGATAAAACTGTTGTAATTACTGGTACACAAGAAGCTGTTGATAAAGCTGGTAGAGCTTCTGAATTAGCATACCAAATAGCTAAAAAGTCTAAAGAATTAAAAAGAGACATTGAGTCTACTCTTTTGACTAACCAAGCTAGAGCTGCTGGTTCATCTTCTGCTGCTAGAACATTTGCTTCTATGGGTGCATGGATTGCAACTAACTCAAACAAAGCTTCTGATGGTACTGATCCAACTGCTTCTGATGGTTCAGATGCTAGAAATGATGGTACTGCAAGAGCTTTAACTGAGGACATGCTTAAAGATGTAATCAAGGGAACTTGGAATGCAGGTGGTAACCCATCAGTAATCATGGTTGGCCCTTTCAACAAACAAAAAATTTCTGGTTTCACAGGTGGAAATACTAGATTTGATGCGTCTGAAGATAAAACTTTATACACATCTATTGATGTATATTCTTCTGATTTCGGAGATTTAGAAGTTGTTCCAAATAGATTCTCAAGAGATAGAGACGCATTAGTCCTAGATATGGATTACTGGTCAGTTGGTTTCTTAAGAGATTTCACTATGCATGAACTTTCAAAAACTGGAGATGCTGAGAAAAGACAGATCTTAGCTGAGCTTACTTTGATCTCTAGAAACGAAGGTGCTTCAGGTGGAGTATTTGATCTTACAACATCTGCGTAATTAATAATTATTGTGATAGGGGAGGAAACTCCCCTATTACTTATTTAACAGGAGAAAATAATGCACTTAGCAATGAAACCAAAATCAACAGAAAAAGTTACATCATCTGGTACTTCAGCACAATCTTCAGCAATATCTGATAATATCTTTTACGTTAGAGTTGCAGCTGATGCTGCTTGTCATATAGAAATCGGTGTAAACCCAACAGCAACTACTTCATCAATATACTTACCTGCTGATGATTATGAATATTTTAAAATATCGCCAGGCGAAAAAGTAGCTGTAATTGGAACTGTAAACGCATACGTTACTGAACTAACTGAGTAATGAGCATACTACGAGATAAAGAAAAAGATGGTACTTCTTATTATGTAGAAACTGATGGTAAACTAACAGTTAAAAAAACTGAGAATGTTACCAATCTACTAAAAAGAAATAAAGAGCTATACAATCAAAATGATGGATATACTCCATCTAAAGATATGAAACGTATAGCTAGTATTCCAAGACTAATGTTAGAAATTTGGACTAAAGAATACAATGGTACTAATAATTGGTTTGCTTTACCTCAAGAAGTTAGAAGTAAAATATTAAGAGAAAAATTAAATAGTTCTGATTTTAGATATTTTAGAACATCACCAGGAAGAATGTAATGGCACTAAATACTTATTCTGCACTTAAAACATCTATAGCTAATTGGCTTAATAGAAGTGATTTAACTTCTGAAATAGCTAATGACTTTATTAAATTAACTGAAGCTGATTTTAATGCTAAGTTAAGAATAAGACAAATGGAACAAAATGATTCTATTACTATTAATGCAGAAACAGTAACAGTACCTTCAGGATTTATTGGTGTTAGATCTTTTTATATTCTATCTGGTGGAACTAAATATCATTTAAATTATATTACACCTTCTAACTTAATATCTATTAAAGGTGGTTCAACATCAGGTATGCCAAGAACTTATACTATTGAATCAGATAATGGTACAGAAAGTTTTAGATTTGCACCACAACCAGACACATCATACACAGGCTATCTACAATACTACAAAGCTTTTAATGAATTATCAGATAGCAATACAACTAATTATATTTTATTAAATCATCCTGCTATTTATTTATATGGATCATTATATCATGCTGCTAATTTTTTAGGTGGTATAGAACCTAATCAAGCTCAACAATGGTTAGGTATGTATTCAGCTGCTATGGAAAGAGCTGAAAATAATGACCAACAAGATTCTTATGGTGGTGCACCAGTTGTACAAAGAACAGATATTGGAACTGATTTATCTTTTTATAGAAGAAAATAATTATGCAAATACCTTTTGGAGAATGGCTACCAGATCAACCAGAACATTTAAATCCTGGTGCTAATGTAGCAACTAATGTTTATTATGCTCTTAATTCTTATAAGAGATTTCCTTCATTGGTAAACTATTCTACAAATGATATTGGTACAGACTCAAGAGGAGCTGGATCTTTTAGAGATAATGCTAACAATGTTTATAACTTTGTAGCTACTAATACAGATATTTATCAACTAGATGGTGGTGTATTTACTTCTAGAAAAGGATCTTTAACTGGAGTTAATGATGACTTTTGGACATTTACTCAGTTTGGTAATTATGTAATAGCTTCAAATGGTGTAGATTTACCTCAATATTTTTTAATGGGTACATCTACTAATTTTGCTGATTTATCTTCATTAGGATCAGGTGTTCCTAATTTTAGAGTTTCAGGTGTAGTTAGGGATTTTTTAGTTACTGGTAACTTGACAACAGGATCTAACACAATACAATGGTCAGGAATTAACGATATTTCAGAATGGACTCCTGGTACTAAACAATCAGATTCACAAGACCTTCCAGGTTCTGGTGGACAGATAGTACATATAACTTCTGGAGAGATCGGTTATGTATTTAGACAAAACCAAATAATCCGAATGGACTATGTTGGTGGTGCAACAGTATTTAGACTATCAGTTATATCTCCTAATAGAGGAGCTGTATATGGTAGAACAGTATGTCAGGATAATAGACGTGTATTCTTTTATGCTGATGATGGTTTTTTTGAAATTAATGGAGATCAAGTTATTTCTATTGGTGCAGAAAAAGTAAACAGATTTTTTGATACAGATTTAAACAAAGCATTTGCAGATAGAGTTTGTGCTGCTGTTGATCCATTTAACCAGTTAGCATTATGGTTATATCCTAGTTCAAATAATACTAGTAATACAACTGGTATTTGTGATAGAATATTAATTTATAACTATGCAACAAAAAAATGGTCTTTAGCAAATACAAATGCTAGTACAATATTTTCTCAATTTGTAGGAGCTTATACAGTTGAGCTAATGGATATTATATCTCAAAACTTAGATCAGATTAATATTGCATTAGATACAGATTTTTGGTCAGGTGGACAATTATTACTTGGTGCAATAGATAACGAATACAAAGCAGCTATTTTTTCTGGTACTGCAAATCAAGGAGAAATAGAAACAAGTGAAGTTGAATTGTTTCCTGGTTTTAGAAGTAACATACAATCTATTAGACCAATAGTAGATGCACAAGCAAGTGTTACTATTAAAACTAGAGACAGACTTGCAGATAATGTTAATGAGTCTAGTGAAATATCTATGAACTCAACTGGTATTAATCCAGTAAGACAATCTGGAAGATATGTTAAAATTAATGTTAAAACACCTAGTGGTGTAGCTTGGTCAGATGCTCAAGGTATTGATCTAGTTGCATCAAGAGCAGGATTAAGATGACAGATAGAACAGACGTTGATAACGTAAGATATAGTTTTGAAACTCAAGAGTTTTTCCAAAGACAAATTGAAGAAGCTATAAACACACTTATTAATGAAAAGAATCAAGAAAACAATAAAGCATATGCTTGGTTTATGGGAGACTAAATGGCAGGTATAAAAGACTATTCAACAACTAATTTAAATAACTCAGATCTAAATGGTATAAGTGTTGCAGAAGGAATGCTACCTTCTCAACTTAATAATGCTATTAGAGCATTAATGGTTAATACTAGAGAATGGTATAATGATTCTCAATGGGTAATTTATGGTGATGGAGATGGAGCTCATACATTAGCTTATGCTAGTGCTACTTCATTTACTGTTGCTGGTATAGATGTAACTTCTATTTATCATGCTAATCGTAGAGTTAAAGCAGTAGGATCTACTACTGGAACAATCTATGGAACAATTAGTTCTTCAACTTTTTCAACAGATACTACAGTTAATGTAACTTGGGATTCAGGATCTTTATCTAATGAATCTTTAACTATTTATATTGGTGGACTTTCAGCTACTAATACTTCTATTCCAGAAGGAATTATTACAAGTGCAACATTAGCAGATGGTAGTGTTACTACAGTTAAAATCGCAGATGCAAATGTTACTAATGCTAAAATAGCAAGTAATGCTATTGCTGCATCTAACTTACAAACAGATTCAGTTACAACAGCTAAAATTGTTGATAGTGCTGTAAGCACAACTAAAATAGCAGATAGTGCAATTACTACTGCAAAGATTACAGATGCCAATGTAACAACAGCAAAGATTGCAGATTTAAATGTTACATCAGGTAAGATAGCAGCTGATGCTATTGATGGATCTAAAATTGCAGATGATAGTATAGATTCTGAACACTATGTAGATGGATCTATTGATACAGCTCATATTGCAGATGATCAAATTACAACTGCTAAAATAGCTGATAGCAATATAACTACAGCTAAAATTAATGATGATGCAGTAACTGCTGATAAAATAGCAGATGCTGTTATTGTAACTAATGCTGAACATTCAGCACATACACCAGATGATACTACATTCTTTACGACATCAGCTTCTGATGCAAGATACTTTAGACAAGATAGTTCTGAGACTATATCTTCAGGAGATACTTGGAGTGCTTCTGATTCATATGTAGCTACTACTGCTGCTATTGATAATAGAGTTGTAGATCTTGTTGATGATGTAGGTGGATTTGTACCTGTTGCTAATGAAACAAGTTTTCCAACAGCTAACCCAGATGTTAATAATGGAACAGGAACTATTGTTAGTGTTTCAACTATTGGAACTACAAGAACTCCAACAGCTGGAACTGTAACTATAGCTAATGGTTCTGGATCAAATACAGTAACAATTACTGGATGTGGATCTACAGTTTTAACTGCTGGTTATGGTTTATTAGTAGAAACAACTACAACTTTACATACTTATACTTTTCATAGATTAGTACCTAAAGCAACTGAAGTAACAACTGTAGCTTCTATAAGCTCAGATATTACAACTGTTGCAAATAATGATTCTAACATAACTGCTGTTGCAGGAAACGAATCAGATATTTCTACAGTAGCTGGTATATCAGCAGATGTAACAAGTGTTGCAAATATAGATACAGATGTAACTGCTGTAGCAAATGATGCAACTGATATTGGAACAGTAGCTACTGATTTAACTGGATCAGATAATATTGGAACTGTTGCAACAAATATTGCTAATGTTAATAATGTTGGTGGATCTATTGCTAATGTTAATACAGTAGCTTCTAACTTAACAGATGTTAATAATTTTGCTGATACTTATTTCATAAGTGCAACTGCACCTACTGGTGGAAATGTTACTATAGGAGATTTATGGTTTGATACTTCATCAAATACAATGAAAGTATATGGATCTAGTGGATGGCAAAATGCAGGTTCTTCTGTTAATGGAACTTCTGAAAGATTTACTTATACAGTTTCTGGAACTCCAAGTTCTGTATCAGGTGTGGATGATAATGGAAATACTTTAGCTTATGATGCAGGATTTATAGATGTATACCTAAATGGTGTTAAGATGGTTAATGGTACAGATGTTACTGTTTCATCTGGTACATCAGTTGTATTTGCTACTGCATTATCAAATGGCGATATTGTTGATATTGTAACTTATGGAACATTTAATGTTGCAAATATTAATGCTAGTAATATTACATCAGGAACTTTAAATTCTGATAGATTACCAACTGTTCCAACTACAAAAGGTGGAACAGGTTTAACTTCATTAGGAAGTGCTGGTCAAACATTAGTAGTTAATTCTGGTGGAACAGCTTTAGAATTTAGTACACCAACTTCATCAATTAATGACTTATCAGACACACCTGCTTCTTTAGGAAGTGCAGGACAGGCTTTAGTCGTTAATCAAGCAGGTACAGCTTTAGAATATTCTAATTCTAGTTCAGCAGAAATTTATGGATTTGTATTAACAGATACAGATAGTGATGGTGTATTAGATACACTTCAAGTAACAACAACAAATGGTGGTGCAGATAATATAGATGCAGCTACCTATGCGTCATTTGATGATGTCATTTACGCATCAACAGGATTTAGTTGGTCATTAGACAGTAATGGCAACTTAATCGCAACAATATAAATAAATATTAATAGGAGAAAAAAATAATGGCTACAATAGACATAGGAAAAATTGCATTTACGCAAAAAGGTACTTGGTCTAGTGCTACTGCCTATACTGCAAAAGATGTAGTTCAGTATACTGACAATGGAGAAACCTCATCTTATGTTGCTGTAGCAGCTTCAACTAACCAAGCCCCTGCAACTAATGGTACAATCAATACTACTTATTGGAATATTTTTGCAAAAGGTTCATCAATCGGAAGTACCAATCAAGGTACTTGGGATAGTGCAACTGCTTACAATAAAAATGATGTAGTACAATTTACTCAAGATGGTACTCACACTTTTGTTGCAGTTCAAAGTTCAACAAACCAAACACCTCAAACTTTAGGTGTAGTTAATACTGCTTACTGGACTAAACTTGCATCTGGTGTTGGTGCATCTGGTAATTTAGAAGTTCTTGCTTCTGTTGATGCTAGTTCAAGTGCATCATTATCAGTAGATGGATATTTTAATGACAACATTTATGGTTTTTATAAAATTGTTTATCAAGATTTAGTTTTTAGTCATACTAACTATGTAAGACAAAGAGCATTAATATCTTCTGGCGAACTTTCTAGTTCAGTTTATAGTGGTATGAAAAATTGTTATACCGATACATTTGATACAGCAGGTTATTATCTTGAAAGTAATAGAAATACACCAGTCTTTGGCTATACGAGTGGTTTAGATGATAGACTTGAAGTAGGTCGTATGGAACGAACAAGTTATGATAAATACCAGTATAGAAATCAAACAGGTGGTGTTTTTTATGGAACTGTAGAATTAGGTGCACCTGAAGGAACACATGACCATCCAGGTGTAATGCAAACTGTTTTGCGTGGTGGTAATACTTCTAATGGTATGGGTAGATTTCATTTTGCAACAGAAGAATGTAAATTTAGCATTATTGGTTCAACAGCTTTAACTGGTTGGAAAATTTATCCAAGCTCAGGAACTATTACATCTGGCACAATGACTTTATATGGATTTAAAAAATAAGGAGTAATCTATGAAAAATAAAAAAATAACACCAAATGGCATTGAAGAAGTTGAAATGACACAAGCTGAAATT